TTTTTGAAAAGCTTTTTCAGCTTGATCTTCATAGTATCCTAGTGCACCTTGGTCTTGTATGTCTTTATATTGTGTTTCAATATCTGTTCTTTTTTTCCATTGAGATGCAAGTTTAGCTTTTTCAATTGTTCTATCATCTTCTAAATCTTCTAAATTTTTCATTACATTAGATTGCATTCTAGCTTCAGCAGCATTCATAAATAATGAAGCTAATAAAATATTTCTAGAACGATTACTTTTTTTATTATTCCTTGAAAAATAACTACCTGCTAACTCTCCCCAATTTGTACCAGAGCTTTTGCCTAATAAACTTTTAAAATCATCTGCCATTTTTATTCTCCTTTACCTAATAAACTTGAATTAGGATTTGATTTTACTTTCTCTAATAAACTTGGAGATAACTCTGTGCTGTCAATCATCTCTTTAACTTCTTGTGGAATTACTTTATCATTTAGTTGCTGTGTTGCTTGTTGTTTCATATTATCTAAAGAACTAATTCCATTTTTAATCATTTCAACTTCTTTATCTGCAGACATTTCGTTAGGCTTTTCATCATCTCCAGATTCTATAACATAATCTATTTCAGCTTTTTCAGCTAGTGCCATAATCATATACATGGTTGGTTCCATTAATAATGTCATTAAATCAGGATTCCATTTACCTTCTAAAAAACCTGAATATAAAATAATAGATGCTAAGTCTACAATCCCTACTCCATTTGTAACTGACATTAAAAGATTTGTTGTTGTTGCCGGAACGGTTACTAACCCAAAAACATAAGTTGTTGCTTCTCTAGTACTAGTAAACTCTGGTGGGCTTTCCCACTTATACTTATCTTCTGGACTATTTGTAAGTGATTGTCCGGGCACAGGTCTTCCTGTAGCAAGACTATTACCTAAAAATTCTACTGCTTTTTCTGAAACTGCCATATTCTTAGCCCATCCTTGGGGTTGCTAGTGGTTGATAAAATTGTGCCATGAAGTTAGGTGCACCTGTTCCGTAAAGAGTCTGTTGTGATAACTCTTGAAAGCTAGGCATACGTGTCATGCCTGTTGCAGCCATTGCTGAAGGACCAACATCTCTCATGTAATTTCCTTGAGCAGCTTCTGAAATTGGCTGTCCAGCAACACCACCACCGGCAAACATGTCTTCTGGGTCACCAGCAATTTCTTGCATAATTAAACTTGTAGTAACTCCTTTACCTACATCACCCACAAAATCTCCCTCTGTAACATAATCTTTTATTTTTTCCGGAGCACCTGTAATAAAATTACTAGTTTTTTGACCTAATGTTTCAGGTAATAGTTCTCCACCAGTTCCTTTACCAACAAAACTTACATCTTTTGTAAAGTCTATTTCAGGCGTTAAGAGTGCGTCTTTTTTAAGAGCATCTGCAGGAGTAGGAGTTAATCGTGGAGCCACAGTAATTGTTTCTGGTCCAGCCATTACAGACACAGAAGAACTATCAAGAATACTTCCACCTGCCTCTGTTCCCGAAACTCCTGACACATCAGGTACACCTGCTCCTGTTCCTGCACCTGCACCTGAAACTTCTCCCCCGGTTATTGGGGTCGTGCTATTATTTATTACGTTAGGGTCTATAGTTTTTCCTACTTCAAGAACAGCTTCTGTAGGCGTTCCAAAAACAGCATTTTTTGTATTTGCAACTGCCTCTGATATAGCTGATGTTGTTCCCGGGAAAAGCATTTGTGCTCCTTGCCACATAACCATAGACAATCCAATGCCGCCTATAAGACTACCAAGCTTTTTACCAAAAACTTTTCCTAATGCACGATTTACTTTCCTACCAATTTTTCTTAATTTTCCCATCTTGTCTTCCTATTTAATTTTATTAAGCACCACTTCTGCCACCACGGTTATTTGATCCTGTGTAACTGCCTCCAGCAGTATACCCACCTGAAAAAGAACCGCCTAAAGAAACTAACAAACCATCTAAATAATCATCATATTTTTCACCAGACTTTCCTTCGTTAGCCATAGCTGTTGATATAATTTGTGCCTTTCTGTTTTCTTCATTTTCAAAACTTCTAAAATCAAAATCAGCTTGATCTCTTAGTTCTTGCCATAAGAAAGATTGAGACTGTGCTGTAAGACCGTAAGCATTTTGTGCGTTCTGCATATTAACTTGATTTTGTGCAGCAGTGTTAACTGTGTTAGCCTGTCTTCTCCATTGAACATTAGAAGCTTCAACGGCTGCAGCATTTTGCGAGTTCCATTGATTCCTTGCAAATTCTTGTTGAGAATTAAACTGATCTACTTGTGCTACTAACTGAGCATTAAATTTAGAAACATCTGTTTCTCGTTGAGCATCTCTAGCTTCTGCAGCATTTTCTTGTGTCTTGTTAAACTGTAACATTGCATTTTTTTGAGCTGCGTTACCTTGACTTACTTGAGTATTAAGATTAGTCATAAACTGATCTATTTGATTTTTACTAGAAGCATTAAACTGCAACGATGCATTTGTAGATGCTTGATTACTTAATAACCGCTGTTGATTCTGTTGAGCATTTAATAAGTTTGCTTGTTGTTTATTGTTTAAATTTGTTAAGTCGAGTTGTAAAAATGCTTGAGCATTTTGTGTTAATCTTTTTTGAGTTAAGTCTGCTTCTGTTATATTAGCTTGAGCCGCTAAAGATGCAGTTTGCATAATAGCCTGTTGGGCTATAGTTGCGTTTGTAATTTTCACAGTTTGTAAAAACTTACTGTTAGACAATGCTGTTTGTTGGTCAGCACTAAACTGAGCCATGTCCATTTGAAAAACGTTACTTGCGTTTGTTAACGCTGTCTGTTGTCCTCTTGCTGCATTAGCTTCAGATTCTTGAGCTTCAATTGTTCTTTGTTGTCCTACACTAGCTTGTATAGCTTGTGCATTAGACTGTGCAATTGGCATAGCCGCTGTTATAATAGCATTGAACAAGGCATCTCTTCCTACTGTTGAGACTGACATACCACGCTGTGCTAATATCATTTCTACGGATGCTATAGCGGGTTTAGCCCACACAGGAATTTCACCTTCTTCAATACCTTTTAATAAAGTATCTATTTGATTAGATACTAGAGCTTCTTCAGGAAGTCCTTCAATAATTCCACGTTCTTTTTCACTAAAGTCTTCAAGTCTTGCCTCTAAAGAATCTGGGTCGTTGGCTAGTTCTGCAATATCTGCATCACTTAGTCCAGCTTTAGCTAGTTGTTTTTTAGCTCTTGTAACTCTAGCTAAAGAACTTCCAACATTTTTAACTGCGGTAGCTTTAGCATCGTCACTAATAACTCCAACAACTCTGGCAGTTAAATCACCCTCAACATTTTGTACAGAAGTTGCTGCAGCAGTAGCACCAGTACGACTAACAGTTGTGGCTCCTGCAATAGCCTTTTTATTTAACTCAAGTGCGGCTAACGTTGCTGCATCTGCTTTGGCTTTTAAAGCTTCAGTTGCATCTATTGTATCTCCAGTAAACACATTTACGGGTTTATCTGTTGTTCCTAATTTATCTGCATCGGCTACTTTAGCAGTACCAAACTCTGCTTTTGTTCCATCAGCTTTGTCTTCCATTAAAACAGTCTCTACTGATTCTGTACTCGCAACAGCATTAGTGTTTGGAATAGGGTTTCCATCAACATCAAGAATTAATTCACCCTCTTTATTTCTTTGATAACCTACTACTGTGTTTGTACCTATCATTGGAGTTGCTTTTGTATCTGCAACTTTTAATACAGGCTTACCCTCTTCATCTAGAATTAACTCACCATCAGCATCTACCTGATACCCACCTATTTTAACAGCGTCATCAACTTGTGTAGATTCTGGTACAGCACCTTGTGCAGATCGTGTAATAGCTTCAGCAGTTTCTTGAATACGAGCAGTTCTTTCTCTGTCTGCAGTAGTAGTATTAACTTGTTGAGACTTTGCTCCTGCTAGTCTAGCCTCTATTGCTGCAGCAGCTGCGGCTTCTTCTGCGGCTTTTGCTACAGCTTTTTCTTCTGCTACTCTATCAGCTATTTCTTGTTTAGTTTCCCACACACCATTATTTACATTCCAAACATCAGTTTCTCCAATACCTTCAGGTCGTACATATGATTCACCGCCCCATACTAGTCCAGTATTGTCTGGGTCTAAAGAACCTATTTCAGGTCCGGATGCAGGACTAGGACTTGGGCTAGGACTTGGGCTAGGACTTGGGCTAGGACTTGGGCTAGGACTTGGACTTGGACTTGGACTTGGACTTGGGCTAGGACTTGGACTTGGACTTGGACTTGGAGTAGGCGTAGGTACTGAGGCTTGACCATCGTCAAATCTTGTAGGTTCACCATTAGCACCCATTGTATTTCTTACCTGATCTGCTTCTTCTCTTCCTCGACCGCCTCCTCTTTGAAAACCTACACGACCACCTTTAGTGTAATCTTGCCTTTGATTTTTTACTTTTTTTCTAGTGCTGTTTTTATTCTTTTTCATACTTATATACCTATTTTACTTAACTTCAAAGAGTTTGTCAAGCTTTTCACCAATTTTATCTATCCTATCCATGAGTAATCCCATGTCGTCTCGAAGTTCTGTTTTTGTTACGTAGTCTTTTGCAATCTCTTCTCGTGTTTTGTTTAAGAGAATGTCTTGTCTTCTTAGTTCTGTTGTGTTTTGTCTAATCTGAAACCAGATTGGAGCTAACACTAAAGTTATGAGAACATTCCAAACAATGTAAGGTGATACCATTTCCATGTTGATTTATCTATTCAGGGGTAACAGGAGTAAAGTTACCTGTAATTGTTAAGCTTTCTTTGTCTGCTGCTAATTTCATAGCATAGTCTGTTAAACTTGTGTAAGTATCTGCATCAAAACCGGGACCGGCAGCTATAGGACCTTCTTTAGCTTCTACCCAAGTTCCGGGGTTAGTCGAACTTTCGTTTATTAATTCTCCGCATGTATACGTACCTTCCATAGTTCCTGCAGCTTCATTTGACATTTTGATATATATCATATTTACTGTTTTACCATTAATTGTTGTTTCTGTTACTGTCTTTGCCATAATTTTACTCTTGCCAATCCCCTATTGTTGTATCGTAAATTGGATGGGCTTGGGGTGTATTTCCTATCCAACTTGTTTCTGCAGAGCCACCTAAGTAATAAACTTCTCCACTATTACTATTCCAATAATCACCGCCTACCTTCATTCTAACTTGAGCATTAGCAGCACTTTGCACTGCTAAAGTTGGAAGAGCTCCTACTCCACTTCCACCACCATTAAAACTAGAATGTCCTCTATAAATTACTTCTCTAAGAAAGTGTATTTGCATATATGTACCTGCTGAACCACCACCGCTAATTACTTGTCTGTGTATTAAAAATTCTTTCCAACAGTTACCCCAGTAGTAACTTCCTGAAGTATGAGTTGCTATGTAGTGAGACTGATAAGTCGCAGGAAACCCGTGTTCTACATCAGCTGTATTTGTTCCAAATGTTTTTGTATCATCAATGTCTGTAGGTAAATAAAAATCAAACAGCATGTCGCCACCGTTTGAACCGTCATGTCCACCGTTACTTGCATACGTATTAGTATTAAATACTGCTAAAAGTTTTCCGCCATGTTGTCCTATTAATGCCATATTATACTATCCAAAAACTTTGATACCATCTATCATCATAATCTGCTCCTACAGACCCGAGTCCAGAAGCTTGTCCACTGTTTCTACCTACAAAAGTTACATCACAACCTCCACCTAAGTAATAGACTTTAACTTCGTTTGCTGTTCTGTAATCTTTGTTTTGCGTTATTCGTAATGTATCACTTGAAGCAGTTTGTATTGCTAAACTAAAATTACCAGCATTGTCAAAAGTACTACTGTTATCTCCTGTTTGAGTGCTTAGTGTTGCTATTGCTCCACCATTAAAATGTTTAAAGTAAACAAATTCTTTATACTCTTGTCCAGAATTGTAAGAACCTGTAGCATGAATACCAAGTTTAATTGCTCCCATTCTATAATTAGCTCCACTATTAGCATGAGCACTAGCTTTCCATAAATAAATAGGGTCTTGTGTGTAATTAGTTCCACTTGTAGGTGCTATAACGCTGTCTATAACACGTCCCACTGGAACTACAAAGTCCATTTTTTTTAAAGCACTTGCATCGTTTCCTTCTGCACTAAATGTTGCTATTAAAGCTGATTGTCCGTGTGATATTACTGCCATATTATTTCCATGCTTGGTCCTGTCCATACCTACTATCATAGGTTAGGTTACCTACGTAAGGTGCTGCTGTTGTACCGTTTAATAAAACTATTTCAAAATTATTACTACCAAAATAATCAGGCTCACCACCACCACAAGGGTTTAATAAAAATTCTCCAGTCGCTGTATTAGAAGAGGTTATGCGTGGGTACGTATCTCCTGTATTCCAACCACTATGACTTCTCCAATGATTGCTCCATACTGTAGTAATTTTAACCCTATTAGTTGGACTTAGTTGGTCTGTGTGATGTGTCTGTATATTAAACATTCTAGCAGTAACTCCATGGTAGTAATTACCATACATAGTTACTAGTATTTGACAGGCACTACTTAATGTTGTAGCTCCATACAATGTATCATCTGAATCACCATTCAAATCTGTTAGTGCTTGAGCCAATGTTTGATTAGGGTCTATATTACTTGAAGTAGTATGTGACCTCAAAGGTATTTTAAAAGGAACATATACTTCACCACTATTGTTAATAACTGTGGTTTGTGATGAAACTTGGTAGTCATTACCATAACCAATGCAAACTCCAGTTCCTCCATAAATCGCCATTAAACTTCCTCTAATTTAAACTTGTATTGTTTGCCTGTTTTTCTATTTATAATAAATAAATCTTCAGCACCCTCTTGAATTGTCCAAGAGCCTTTAGTGTTGTCTACTTCGTTAGCATCGCCTTGTTCATTAGATAACTGTAAGTCATTGGTGTAAATGTTTCTCCAACGAGTTGCTGTGGCTCCTAAGTCATAAGTATTATTTGCACCCGGAATTAAATGTCCGTTGTTATCAAGAACAAGTCTTTCTGTTCCAGCAGTATCAAATCTAATTTTATCTTCATCACTACTTTCTTCTACTTGAATTTTTGTATCACCATCAGCATCTGAGGTAGCTCCTCCACCCCCAGCATCTTCCCAAGCTACTCCACTTCCTGTTGAAGTAAGTACTTGTCCATCAGTTCCTTGTGCTCCGCCAATTGTTAAGTTATCAGTTTCTAACACTCCATCAATGTCTACGTTACCACTTACATCTAAAGTAGCTGCATCTAGTTCACCTGAAATTGTAAAATTGCGAATACCTGTGTAATCTTTGTTAGAGTCTAGTATAACTGCTTTTGAAGCTACTGCTGTACCGACTGCTGTACTACCTATGTCAAGAGCATTAAGCTCTCCAACAACTGCTGTAATACCGTCTAAGGCATTAAGCTCTGCAGCTGTACTTGTAACGCCATCAAGGATGTTAAGCTCTGCTGCAGTAGATGTCACATTTGTTCCACCTATATCTAGAGTAGTCATTGAAACTTCTCCTGCAATAAGTGTTCCAGCAGTATAACCAGTTGCTCCTGTATTAACTGTGCTGCCCGGAGCAGCTGTAGTATCTACAAATAATCTAAAAGTATTATCAGTAGACGCATCAAATGCAAGACCTGCATATTTAGTTGTGCTTGATTCTATATATTTACCGTAGAATCCAAAGTCTGTAGAGTTACCACTATTATTTTGTGATAAAGCTTGGAAGTTAGAGTTAGATAGTAACGAACCTGTTTGTGTTGTACTACCTGTAACTACTAAGTTTCCTGAGACTGTTAAGTCATTAGCAACGGTTACATCATTAGATAATTTAGCACCTGTAACTGCGTCATCAGCAATATCACCTGTAGCGATTGTTCCGTCTGCTATCTTTGCACTTGTAATCTGACTGTCTGCAATATGTGCTGTATCAATAGAGCCATCTACATATTGGTCACTATCAACACTATTAGCTGCCATCTTAGCCAGTGTAACATTTGCATTTGTAATATTTGCAGTTACAATAGCATCAGTAGCTAAAGTAGTTGTTATAGAAATACCGGCTGAACCATCAAAGTTTGCTGTACCTGTAACATCACCGGCTACCGCAATAGCTCTAGGAGTTGTTAAAGTAGCTGCCGAGCCTGTTGTATTTTGGTTAAGAGTGCCAACTGTAAAATCTATTGTACCATCAGCATCTTGATAAGCTACTGTAATACCTGATTCAGTATTAGAGCTAACCATAGCTCCAATAATGTCTTGTAGCTCTTCTGTAGTATGTATATCAGATGTTAAAGCTAGTGTACCTGTTGAGGTAGGTAAAGTAGCTGTAACATTTCCTGAGTAAGCACCATGAGCTGCTGCTTCTATTCTAGTATAATGAGCATTAGATGATTCACAGTATAAGTCTATGTAAGACTTAGCTCCACCATTTTTAATTGATATAGCACCTTGAGATAGTAGCACACCATTTGATGAACCACCACTAACTGCTAATGTTCCTGCAACGTCTCCGTTACCTGAAATATCAAGTGTAGCAGCGTCTAGTTCTCCAGAGATTGTAATGTTTCTACCACCAGTAATGTCAATGTTAGCATCAGCTATAAGGGCTTTACTAGCTATAACAGTTCCGTTGGTAATGCCATCTATAAGATTAATATCTGCTGCAGAAGCTGTAACACCGTCTAAAATGTTTAACTCGGCTGCGGTAGAAGTTACTCCATCTAAAATGTTTAGTTCAGCAGCTGTACTCGTTACACCATCTAATATGTTTAATTCAGCTGTTGTAGCTGTTACACCATCAATAAGATTAAGTTCTGTAGCAGTGGCTGTTACACCGTCTAATATATTTAGTTCTGCTGCAGTTGAAGTAACTGCTGTGCTGTTGATAGATAAAGCGTCTGTTTCTAATGTTCCATCTATATCTACATTTCCAGATATATCTAAACTAGGAGCAACTACTTCATGTGAAAATACAAAGTTATCATTTGAAGCACTCCATGTTATAGATGCATCATTTGAAGCATCGACTGCATCTTGTATAGTAATACCAGCTCCATCTACTGAACCTGAAGTATCTCCTGCACCTTTGTTAAGTGTTATGTTTTTATCTTCGACATCAAGCGTTGCAGTATTTAAAGTTGTTGTACTTCCGTTTACGGTTAAATCTCCTGTAACTGTAATATTACCGCCAACTGCTAAATTACTAGCCATATCAACAGCACCGTCAATGTCCACGACATCTAGGTTAGTTGTTCCATCTACGTCTATGTCTCCGGAAATGTCTAAGCTTGTACCGGTTAGTACGCCTGTAACACCTAGAGTTCCTGCGATTGTAGCGTTTACATCTACGTCTAGCGTATCTATATGTGCTGTGCCATCTAAATAAAGGTCACGCCATTCTTGTGAAGAACTACCAAGGTCAAAAGCACTGTCAGTATTAGGAATAATATTACTATTTACATCAGCACCAAAGACTACATTGTCAGTAGCTGCATCACCCATAGTGATTGTACCACCGTTAAAAGTTGTAGTACCTGTAACTGTTAGATTACCACCAACACCTACATTACCTGTAGTAGTAATAGAATCTATGTATGCATCTTTAAATCTTAAAGCAGTTGTACCTAAGTCAACATCACTGTCTGTAACAGGTATGATAGCACCATCGGCTATGTATAACTGTTGTACAGGGTTGCTTGATACTTGTACGTAAAACTCAATAAAGTTATTTGTTGTATCTATTAATACTTTGTTATTGGGAGCCGTTTCTCCTGCATCTCCAATCAATCCTATAACAGGACCTTCGGCTGTTGTTCCATCGTGTTTGTGTCCACCTGTATTACTAAATGCATTGAGTGCTTGATTGAACTCGTTATTAAATAATGCCGCAGTAATTGTGTCCCCATCAACGAACGAACTCTGTCTTATGTAACCTGCCATTTCCCTATCTCCTACCTGACGGTATAAAATCTATATATAAACCATTTATTGTATATGGTGCTTTGCTATCTTCTGTAATGACTGTAAAGTTATTACTTGTTCCACTTCCTTGTACTGGTATTCGTACCATAGGTGCTGCAGTACCCCCAAACACCGTTGTATTAAACACAGCTTCTGCAAATATTGCAGGTGGATTAATTGTTCCAAAAAGAAAGTTAGTTGTTGGTTGAGGTACATCTTGACTATTAAAATCATATTTAATTTGAAGCTCTGGAGTTACAACTCCTTCAGCTGCTACCGATACTCTAACATAGTGTAAAGTTTTTAAAGTTCCTAAGTCTCCGTAATCATAGTCTGGAGTGGAATATCTAGCAAGTATATCAGTGCCATTAAAGTCATTGCCTGAATCGTGCACAAGCACAAAGCCGTCAGTATCACCATGATAATATTCTTCAACACCATTTTCGTTAAATCCAGCTCCTATACTGGTTACTTCTATTCCTCTTATTTCTGACCACTCAAACCCGTTTGGTCTAAGTGTACCTATAATTCCTTTTTGTTGTGAATTAACAACTGTTAAGTCTGTATAAAATAATCTATACTGAGACTTTTCTCTAAGTACTGCACTTGAAATTACAAACTTATCTACGTTCTCTGCTAGTTGTGTAAGAATTGGTTGTATAGCTTTACTCACTGTACCTAATTCAACATCTCCAATTCTCGCTGTACCAGCAACTGTTCTTAGTCCATCGGGTGCTAAGAAGATAAGGTCACCACCTATCTCTTGAATACTGTATCCTGAGAGACAACCAATGTTCTTTGCCACTGGAACTACCACCGGTGTACCGTTTATATCTTGTAACTTGAATATACTGTTTTTACAAAATATAAAAAGTTCCTGACGGAAACTTCTAATGCCTACTATCTGGTCTGATAAGGTTATTGAACCTGCACCAGTACCATTAAAACTTGTTGGGTCTAATAAAGAACTATAGAATACTGTACTTAAATTATCTTCAACACCTGCTGCAACTAAACGCTTATCATGTATTGTTACATGTTGAGCTTTCTTAGTAGCTGAATGTGTTGGGTCTATTGTTCCTGAGAAGAAAGTTCTAGTGTTAATGTTAGCACTAGTACCTTCCATTCTAAAATAATATATTAAATTATTTGCATCAGCAATCATTAACATACCATAATCGTATGTTGGTCCTTCAAACAAAGCAAAACTTACTTGTCCTTGTGCTGTTCTTGCTAATGCATTACGACCTGTAAAGGCTGTGTAATCATCACCACTACCAGCTACAGAACTTCTACTTACGTTCAACCAGCTTTCACCATCTTGACTAAAAAATATACCTGTACTTGCACAAGCTATAACGCCATCAGCATAAGGTGTAACGCCAAGAATAGTGTCTATGCTTCCACTTACTAGAGCTGCATCTCCAGCTCCTAATTTACTATACCCACTAATACGTCTATAGCCACCCTTGATAGAAACTTCAAAGTTACTTAGGTCTGTTGCTACTCCCGGAGTTTTAAGCAAATCAATCTGATTGGTTGCTTTAACTAAACCACCGGCACATGCAACTGTATAGGGTTGTGATGCTGCCATAAATTAAAAGTATCTTCTATCGTCTGTCATTGCACGAGGAGTTGGGTTTACCAAGTTAGACTTCATAGTCCTCATCGCCTTCTTATAATCGTCCATAGCAAACGCTGCTTGTTGTGGACTTTCTTTAAACTGCCAAACATAATATCTTGCTCTAGCAGTAATAACATTTGTGTACTGTTCTGGGAATACAACTGTGTCTCCGTGTGCTGAAAGCTTTGTAGGCTTGTCAAACGCATAGAAATGTATGTTGTAAACTTTGTCAGGTATTGGACTTAATCCAAACTTCCTACCATCTGGTGATTTAATAACCCTAGAAGGCTCACCGTAAGACTGTGCATCTGCATCGTCTACATTCTCGCTGTCTCTGTAATATCTTTTCCAATCAGCTAGACTTAAAAATCCTAACCCTTTAGAGACAAAGGGGGCTGATTCACCACTAACATTAATAGTAGTTAAATAAAAATCATCCCAGTCTATCGAAGCGTAATCATCTTTGAGACTTGAGCTACTTACTTTTAACTCGTACCATCGGGTACCAGCTACAGAAGCTACGGTCACGTTTCCATAGAACGGGTCAGTTCCACCACTCTCGCCTACTGCAAGAAATGGTAACTGTGGTTCTTCATTTGCTATATCAAATATAGACTTGTTGATAGAGTCTTTTACAAACTGTTGTAGTCCTACAGCACTTGTAAAGTTTGCAGAAGTTAATGGTATTTCATTAAGTTCTCTAAGGACTTCGTTTGTTAACTCTAAATATGTTGTTGCCATTATTTACCTTTAGCTTTTAGTTTTGCTTTCTTACTTAAATCTTTAAAGTGAAATAGCTTTACACTTGTTTTAGTGTGTGATTTATTTGTATGTAAATCTCCGTTAGGCATTTTATGAGAAGTGCCTTTATGTTCAGTTCCATCTCTTTTATAATGTGGTACGCCTTTCATAATTATTTAGGCATACACTTAGGCATGTCACCAGACTTGTACTCAGGTTGAGTTGAGCCACCTTTGTTATAACCTACACGACCACCATCCATCATCTTCTTTGCAGGTGTGCCACCAGAACTTTTTTGACTTCTTGTCATACCACCGTACATTTTCTTTTCTCGTTTCATTTTACCGTACATCATATTCTTCTCCTTTTTTAAAATAGGTGGAGGAATCCTAAGACCCCTCCGAGTTTGGTATCAGTTAATACCGTAGACTGTACTATTAACCCGCTTGAGTTGTAGTAATACCGTCTTGAACTTTACACTGTCCGTTAAGATACCAGTTAGTGCCATCAGACCATACATGAACAAAATCT